CTTTTTTATGTCCCACGTTTCCCCTTTTCCCGACACACGCTGACATTTTATTTCTTTACCCGCCCTTGCATTGCATAAACATACACATCTTTGCACACCTTTTAATTACCATGCATTTCTTTGCATAACTATACATTTCTTTGTATACATTTTCTTTACCCAACCGTTTATACATTTACTATACATTCCTTGCAAATAATGTCGACACCCTTACACCACAATTACAAGTACGCCATTACTCACATTTCCCTTACACAACCACACCCACATTTTATTACACATTCAGTTATTTACATAATTTAGGAATCCAAAAAATACCGCATTTTGCGACACGCGGGGCTACGTGGCACTATGTATAAATGAGTGATTACTCAGTCATTATCCATTATATGTAAGTCCGTGAGGTTGTGAGGTTGTGAGGTCACGTGGGATATATTAGGATATAGGGGTATACTATATAAGGGTATAGGCAAAAGACCGCCCCACAAAGTCTGTACGACTTGTGGGGCGGTTGGGGGTATATTGGGGTTTGCTTTACTTTACTTTACATTACACTACTTTGCCTTACTTTTCAGAATGTTTCACGTGAAACATTGTGGCGCGTTGTTATCCTTATACGTCACAACTACCACGTTGTCAATGGAGAGCGTTTCCACACATCAATTTGAATACATACATAATGAAAATTGTCATCATATGCCATTTGTCCTTTACGACCATTAGCGGTTGCACTAGCAGGAACACCAACAATATTCCCAATATACTCTCCATCCATATCAATAGTAGGCGTAGTTGCTTTTATCCTCATTTTATCTTCGCTATCAATCCATATATGTTTTCCACAAAAAATCATATGACCATATAAAAAAGGTTGAAACGTTGAACCTGTAATAAAACCACCCTGAGCAAGGAATTTATGCATTGATGTTCCATTATTTTTTATAGCAAATAGAACATCATTTATTCCCGACATAGTAATAGTATCAAGGAAATGGGCAAGTATTCCCCCGACTTCGTTTTTAATCTCCAAACCATATAGAACCTTTAAATGTGGTATTATTAATTCGTTATAATTTCCACCGTTTGTGCCTTGTGTTATAAACCAATTAAAACATATTCTTGGGTCTGGTAATGTTAAATTAGAATTTCCAGTAATTGTTGTACCATAAAAGTTAGCGGAATAATCAATAGATGTTCCACCACAAAAACAATTAATAATGTTAATGTGAGTTCCCGAACCTGTAAACGTCACAAACTTATTACCCGTAACCATTTCTTGATATACTCCGTCTATAGTAATATCCCGCATATTACCACCACATAATATAATCCCTTTTGTAGATTCAATAACCGCCCCATCTATTTTAATATTCACACAATCATTTAGTCTAATACCATATTCACGAATAGTATTTATATTATTCATACCTTGTATTAATACAGAGGTTACGCCATCATTTCCAACACCTCCATCTAAATTAATACCGTTTTTACCTGTAACAACAATATAACAATCTTTTATTGAAGAATAACCCAAACCCTTCATATAAATACCATCCGAACAACAATAGGAGATTGACATATTTTTTATGTGGTAACCTCCACTAAAAGTAGAAACAACTAATTCACCACATCGTATACCATAACCATTTAATCCTAGTGTTGTTGTGTCCCAATTTCCGTTTATAGCAAAATTATCAAAGGTGGTGTTTCCTTCAGTTTGGAAAATATCAAATGTACTATTACTATTTTTAGCTTTTATTATACAATTTTTTCCACTTCCAATTACAGTTATTCCTGTAACGTTTAGAGTACCATTAACAAGTCCTACACCAATCGGAATCAATAATATTTTTTTAAGTAACTTGCATTGGATAATACAATCTCTAATTGCCTGCGTATCATCCGTTAAACTGTCAAATTTAGCACCAAAACTTCTAGGGCTTAAAAACGCATTATCTAACTTATGCGTTGCAACATCATTTGTAACGGCGGTTAAACTTGTATTAATTCCCCCTAATAATTGCGTATTAATTAACGCCGTGATAGTTCCGTCTGTTAATGCGGTATTAACTTTTGTTGTCACTTGCGTATTTATTTCAGTTCCCGCATTTACAGAAACGGCGTTAACCGCATTTGTCATATTTGTGTCATATGTTACTTTTGATAAATCAACACTTGCTTTGAAAGCATTTAGAGAATTTGTTGTACTTGTTTCATACGCCGTTTTTGTAGCGTTAGCACCATTCTGAAAGGTAGTGAGAGATAAGTTTATCCCCGTTTCAAAGGTTATTTTATCGGCATCAAGTGTAGCAATAAAAGTATTATTAGCATTAACTAAACCTGCTCGAACATCGGCGTTTCCAGTTATAAATTGATTTTGTGCAATATACATATCGTCAACAATTGCGGTTGCTTCGATTGCACTTTGTTCTACACCGTTAACAAGTTCCACACATTCGTCAACCTTTTTTGAAGTCATTGCGGATAATTCTAGTGTAGTCGTTGCTATACTATCAAACACTGTTTGAACGCTGTCCCGTGGGTAGCTAAAATTAAGTTTTGCTATAGTCATTTTTAATTCCTCCTTTTAATATATTTGCATGAATAAATCTTCACATTCATCAAAGAATTTAACTAAGATGGTTGATAAAACTTGTTGTAACGTAATATGTTTTTGAAGCATATCCGCTTCCGTTATAACGCCGTAACTACCTTTCATTATGCGGGTTGAATTTTCGTTTTCAGTACCCGTTGTATTTTGGGTAGTACCTGTCGTATTGCCAAAAGTACCAACATTCCCAACCGTTCCGCTATTTGTTTCGCGTATATCTTGATTAACAGAATCATTATTTGTGTCGGTAGAAGTTGCGTTAACCACGTCGCTTGAATCATGCGCGGTCGTTTCTGTCAATACATCCGTTTTTGTTGCGCCTGTTATTTGTCCATCAACGGTTTTGGCGGTATTGTCTTCAATATCTGCATTACTAGCAAAAACATTTGTTTTAATGTCAGTCATTGCAAGTAAACCGCTTGGTGTAGTACTACTTACTTTTTTGTTGCCAACGTCAACGGTAGTTGTGGTATCATTTTTACCCGTTTCAGTTAACGCATCATTTTTTGCAAAGTCGGTCGAATCGGTGTGTATTGTTGTACTATTCAACACATTTAACTTTTGACCAACATTGATAATGTCGTCTGTTTTCACTAACGTTGTCGCAATAGTGTTGATGTCGTTCTTTGTTCCGTCAACAATTGCGTTTCCTATTAAACTGTCGGTTTTGTCAACGCCCTTAGTGTACGTTTCCACTAAGTTATAATTAATAGTTTTTTCGTAGTCGATTAACGAAGTACGAAACAACATATTATAATAAGGAAGGGTTTCGTCACACTTACATTTAAGATAGTGTTGAAAACGCCCGACGGTTTCCGTTCCAATCTCACGGAATCGAAAATGGTTAATAAACTTTTTTTCAAAATCGGGTTTTTTTGTTACATCATAAAAATCATATTCAAAATTAAAAATCTTCAAACCACTTTTTGCAACATCACCCAACTCAACACTATATTTCGCCATCTTCGTTAACCTCCTTTTCGCCCGTTTCCTGTCCTTCAAAGCTACGCATTTTAACGGAAACATTCAAGCCGTATTTTTCGTTAATCCATTTACATGCTTCAAGTCTTGTCAATAACATAGCTTGTGCATTAATAGAAATAACTTCATTATTTGCGTTTACTTCATCTGTGATTAATCTCTCACGCTTGTCTGAATTAGCATTATTAACACCAAAATACGTTAACGCTTCATTCCATATTTCGTGTTTATAAGTTTGAAGTTTATCAACCACAAAAGGCGCGTCGGTTTTTACCACTTTCAATGCATCAAGGTTCATTGTTTTACCACCCATAATAAAAGGTTCGTTTCCGTTGTATTTAGCGTATAGATTAACCATTGTCAAGCGGTCTTTATCGTCACAACGAATTAACACAGGTGTCTTTTGCGCTCTAATATTTACATCAATAGTTCGTTCGGCTTCACACAAACGCGAAGCAAACAAAACAACGGAATTATCCGTGGGGCGTTCTAAATAATTATTACGAATCAATACACAATCTTCTCTCTTAAAGGTTTCTTGATAAACTGTACTATACGCCGTATAAGAAATTGATTCATCATAATTATTAAGTTGCCCACTTGGAGTACACTTCATATTCAAATACCCCAATTTTTCGTCAAAGAAGAACAACGCACGCCCATACATATATAACGACAATTCAAGGAATCGGGCGTTACAACTATTCGGTAGATTTTCCCATTCAAACAATGATAATGCAATTAGCTTCAACCTGTCGTAATAATCAAAAGCGGTCAAGTCATTCATATTATCGACTTTACTATTTTTCAACCAACTAAAAGCACTGAACATATCAAACATTTTACACCTCCTTATATACTATTATCTAAGCTATAATTACAAAAATTTAAAGCTGATTTCCAAAACGTAATACCTTCATCATACATTTTTTTAAGTCTTTGCATATCCTCTGTCGGAATTGCGCCATCAATGTTAACATCAATTGTTTGTGTGTATGTCCAGTGAGGGCGAACATGTATATTAGGTACTTTAAGAACATTTACTTTATACCCAAACATTGTAAAATAGTTGTCTAGCATTTTTGCATAATCACTACGGACTGATTTACAATGAAAAGTAAAAATATTTGAACCAATAGCCACGTTCCCGTTTCCACTACTAACCCCGTGTGACTGTGCGGGTAAAAGCGACTTTTCGTAAAAACTACCTAACGTTTGCGCTACACCGATTGCACCACCTGCAATTGCTATTGGGTTTGCGGTTGCCATTCCAACTCCTAACGCAAGCGCACTACTAGCAACACTTAGAGAATTAGTTACAACGTTTTGTGCCAACCACGCGGTATAAATATCAGTTGTCCACGGGCAAACGGGGTAGCCATCAAGCGTAACGCCTTCATCATAATTTGAAGTAACACCATTATAATTAATAGGTGTCAAATAGGTTGTAGATGAAGGACTAATATTTGAACGAATTTCAAGTTCTACGGTTGCATTTTGGGCGTACTCATATTTTAGAATGTTTGAACCGCCCTTGTTGTTGGTGACTAACATATAGTTATAAGGAAAACAATACATTTTATTATTTTTTGGCGTATAGCCGTTTAGCGCGCCCCTGTACTTAGGTTGCGAAGCATCAAGAACAACGCCTGTTAGATGCCCCGCTATACGTTCCATATTAACATAGGAAGGGATTAACGCTTTTGGCATCATAAATATGGCGACTATTGCCTCGGGTTTACCCATATTAACTATAGGAGAAATAAAATAATTGACTTCTACAAAATCATTAAAGCCATAATAAGCTAAACCACTGTATGTTTTACCATATGTATCACCATAAATTTTATTCCCTGCACTATCACAGGTGGTAGCAACAATTATTGCAAGTTCTTTTATTTCCGTTGTAGATGCAACCGTGTTTGTTATATAGTCTCCACATTCTAAACCTTCGCTTATTATGTGGTTTCCGATTACATCATCCGCGGTATGTTCACGCACTACAAAAGAGGATAATAAAGAACATTCTGTTAACCATGTTTGGTATACGTCGGTTTCAATGTAAACGTTTGTTACATAGTCGTTGACGTATTCCATTTTTGTTATAAACGCATAAAACCATTTATACCCGTATTGGGCATTTTGATACATAACATAATTGCTGTCCCACATAAAATCAATATGTCCTTTAACAGGGATATAATTGTCTTTACGTTGATAGGTTACGTCATCAAAAGTATGTTTTATTTTGCTGTGAAAATATGTGTATTGCGCTTCACTTGTAGCAAAATATAATTGATTTTTATATTTATTATCCAACGGTGTATCTAAAAGATACACCGTTGATTTAGGAGTAAAAGCCATGAGAAGTTCCCCCTATTATATATTAACAGTAACGGTACAGCTTGACACCTTGTCACCGTTACCGCGGA